CTATGGCTAGGGATTTACGTCAGCCTAAGTATAGGCAGCAGATTATACCTGACAAGAAGAAACCTAAACCTAAACGGAAAGAGAAACATAAAGGAGATACAAATGACACAGATAAGCATCAACCCTAGAACAGGGAAGCCTAAGTATTACAGAGGTGAAGGTAAAGACGTTAGTAGTAGTGCAGAAATACAAAAGAAAAGAAATACAAAAAGCAACCCCAAGAACAACCCTTTATCTATGTATGTGAACGGTAAGTACGTATCACGTAAGCACCCGTTGTATAAACCAGGACGTTACAAATCATTCGGTGACGCAGCGTTCAGTGCTCTGCAGAAGGACAAACAGATCCTTCAAGGTTACGTGTACGCTATCCGCAACAAGGCATGGCCTGACTGGATTAAGATAGGCAAGGCAGTAGACGCAGAGGATAGACTTAACGGCTACCAAACAAGCTCACCTATGCGTGACTATGAGTTGATCCATTCAGTTTACTTTGATGATCGTAACAAAGCTGAGCGTGATGCACACAAGGTAGCTGAGCGTAAGGGTGAACGTAAAGGTGAATGGTTTAAGCTAACTGAAGAGCAAGCACTTGAGGTGCTACGGGAGTTGACACTTGATTGAAGTAACGTACAAAGGAATAGGTGGTATAGTATGAAGGATCAATACATTAGTAAATCTTACAAAGAAGGTAATGCAGCGGAACAAGAATTTATTTACTTACGTGGTGATAATTTTATACGTGCTGCTAATAAATACGAGAATATACATGAGCACTGGGATGTATTGGACAGTGAGTTTGGCAAGGTAGATGTAAAGGCAGCTAAACGTATGTACCGTAATGGGCCTATAGATTACACAATATGGTGGGAACTTAAGACTGTAAAGCGTCCACCAGATAACAAACCTTCAAAGGGTTGGGGTGTACCTAATGGTATTGATCGTTATATTGCAGTCAGGACGGATGGTTATTTTTATTTAATCAACCCAGAAAATATTATAGATGAGCTACGAGATAGGTGTAAACAATATTATAGAGGTGAGTTTGGACTGCATACTAGACCTGATCGTGGTGATCTGATGACAATACTGCCGCTGTCTTTTGTTCGAGATAATGCCGATCACATTCTTAAAACAGGAGTTAGTAAATGATTGAAGTAACGTACAAAGGCAGCATGGGTAATGACCTTACAGTCTGTAACGCTGCCCGTGTTTCATTCGGTAAAGAAACTGAGTGGGACTACGAAGAGTCAGATGCTTACAGCTTTAAGCAACACCTTAAAACAAAAGATAGAAAGCTTATACAATACCTAGCCAAGCACAAGCACATCAGCCCCTTTGGTCATTGCTTTGCCAGCTTCCACATTAAGGCACCAGTGTTTGTAGCTAGACAGCTAGTCAAGCATAAGTTTCTACGTTGGAACGAGATTAGCCGTAGGTATGTGGACAGTGAGCCTGAGTTTTACATGCCTAGATCTTGGCGTGGACGTAGTGAGGATAAGAAGCAAGGTAGTACTGGCGAGTGGTATGATGATGATCTAGACTTTGTAGTTAAAGACGGTCACACAGCTTGTCTAAACGCCTATAAAGATTTGCTTGAGGATGGTGTATGTCCTGAGCAAGCACGTATGGTACTGCCACAGAGCATGATGACTGAGTGGTACTGGTCAGGTAGCTTGGATGCCTTTGCTGATATGTGTAAGCTTCGCTGTGCGCCTGATACACAAGCAGAAACAGCAGAGGTAGCATGGAGAATTGACCGCATTATGGTTGACCTGTTCCCTGTGTCTTGGAAAGCACTCGCATATGAATTAAGGGAGAATGAATGATGAATGACATCAAAGTAACTGATATAGAAGAACACGAGGATGGCAGTGCCACACTACAAGTAGAGTGTGATCCAGAAACATTCGCAGCTATCTTTAATGCAGGGTTTATAGCATTGGTAGAGGCTGGTTTAGAAACAGAGTCAAATAGAAGTAAGAAAAAGAAATGGCAGACCTGTGTAAGCTGTGGTGGCCCAGCGCAGAATGATATGTGTGGCTTTTGCTTAGAGGAAGAATGATACATGAGTATGGCAGGTACAATAGAAGATATGAGATGGGAGATTAAACTACTCAAGGATGAGAATAGTAGACTCAGGCGTTTCATAAAAGATCATAAGTTGATACGTGAGTTTGATGATTCAGAACGTAAGAGAGCAATGGAAAGGTACAAAGCTAATGGAATTAGCACTGATTAGAACTTTGATGGACAAGGACTTTTATGAAGACCATAAAGGTATCCGTACTCCTGACAAGTTATTCACTAAAGATGTACGAAAGATCAAGCGTACCTTAGACTACGCTATGGAGCAGTACGAGAAGAGTGTTAGTCCATCTGAACTTGAGGCGCTGTTCTTTGCACGTAATGTACTGACTACATCCAACAAAGATATGTACAAGGATCTCTTCAAGAAGATACACACTGAGAAACCTATGGCCCGTGACATTGCACAGGAAGTGCTGTCTAAGTTATTCCAGCAGGTAGTAGGTGAAGAGGTAGCTAAGCTAGGCTTTGACTACGTGAACGGTACAGAGAGTACACTGGAACCTATGCGTAAGATACTAACAGACTACCAGGATGACTTCATGCCTAACTTAAAGGTTGACTGGGGTGACATCTCTATTGATAACTTACTTCAAGCTAACGACATCCAGTCTAAGTGGAAGTTTAATATCCCGTCACTCAAGCAGCGTGTCGAGGGTATAAGTGGTGGTCACTTAGTTATTGTAGGCGCACGTCCTAACACAGGTAAGACCAGCTTCCACGCCTCTCTTATAGCATCTGAGGGCGGCTTCGCTAGGCAGGGTGCTAAGTGTATCGTGTTGTGTAACGAAGAAAGCTACGAGCGTGTAGGTGCTAGGTATCTTAGTGCAGCTACAGATATGTCAATGGAAGAAGTGAAAGGTAACTATGCGTTAGCATCCAATAGATACAAACCTGTACACGATAACATCAAGATCTATGACAGCACAGGTAAAGACATGAACTGGGTTGAGGCTCTTACAAAAGCTTATCAGCCTGACATCTTAGTGCTTGACATGGGTGACAAGTTTGCAACACGTAACTCAGATAAGGCTGACGTGTACTTGAAAGATGCAGCTATCCATGCTAGGAATATATCTAAGCAGTATGGTTGTGCTATCATATGGATGTCACAGTTAAGCGCTGTAGCTGAAGGTAAGGTGTTCGTGGATCAATCAATGATGGAAGGTAGTAAGACAGGTAAAGCAGCAGAGGCTGACCTAATGGTGTTGATCTCTAAGAACCCTCAACAGATAGAAGGACAAGACGAGCAAGACGATGTACGTCACTTGAACATAGCTAAGAATAAGCTACGTGGTGGGTGGCACGGTAAAGTAACGTGTACCTTAGACGGTGAACGTTCTAGATATGGAGCATAGATGAAACGAGTATTAGACGTAGAGAACAGTATAACATTACGTAACGGTAAGATATTTAATGACCCGTTTGAACCTGCCAATACTCTTACAGAGGTAGGTGTGTTGTGCTTAGATACAGACGATAAGGCATTGCTTTGCTTTGATCATTCAGAGCGCAATGATACTACAAAAAACAAATACATATTACAGAGTTGGTTAGACTCTACAACCCTGCTCATAGGGCACAACTTACAGTATGACTTGTCGTGGCTGTGGGCTACAGGGTTTAAGTATGACGGTGACATCTACGATACTATGCTTGCTGAGTACATCTTACAGCGTGGGCAGAAGGAAGCGCTGAGCTTAGAGCAGTGTGCACTACGTAGAGAGTTGCAGTACCAGAAGGATGATACCTTAAAGAAGTACTACAAAAAAGGATACAACACTAATGAGATACCTCTGGGTGAGCTTAGCCACTATCTTGATCTTGACTTACGGACTACTGGCGAGTTGTACAAAGCCGCAGAAGCAGACTTCAATGATCCTTCCAGCACGTCCTTACATAAAGTCAGAGACATTACCTTCCGCACCTGTAAAACCCTCGCTAGAATGTACATGTCAGGCATCAGGGTGGATCAAAGCACCCTCGAACACGTCCGAACTGAGTTCGAGCAAGAAAAGTCTACCATCGAAGAGCGTCTGTATGGACAAGTGCGAACACTCATGGGAGCAACGCCCATAAATCTTAACTCACCAGAGCAGCTATCCCAGGTTATCTTTAGCCGTAGAATAAATAACAAGAGAGAGTGGGCTGACTTGTTTGACTACGCTAAGACACCCCAAGACCACAAGGATATTGTAGAAGCTAACAGTAAGCAGATGCTAAAGACTGTAGCACTACACTGCCCTGACTGCAACGGTACAGGCAAGACGTACAAGATCAAGAAGGATGGCACAAAGTACAAGAAGCCTAACGACTGTACGTCTTGTGGTGGTAAAGGTTACAGACTTAAAGAGACTAACGAGTTAGCTGGCTTAGGGTTCAACGCCCCACCAGCACGTAAATGGATTAGCTACAATGGCTTTGCTACAGGAAAGGATAAGTTAGATGCGCTCATTGCCACCGCTAATAACAACGGTATGGAAACTGCCAAGCGATTCCTTGAGGATGTTAAAAGGTTGTCTGCTGTTAGTAGTTATCTCTCTAGTTTTGTGGATGGTATTTCCACCTACACTAAGCATGATGGATTCCTACACGTTAACCTTACCCAGCACATCACTGCCACAGGACGGTTCAGTGGACGCAACCCCAACATGCAGAACATGCCTCGTGGTGGGACGTTCCCAGTAAAGCGTGTATTCATATCACGCTGGGAAGGTGGTCACATTATGGAAGCTGACTTTGCCCAGCTTGAGTTCCGTGCGGCTGCGTTCCTATCGCAAGACAAGGTGGCTATGGAAGAGATCAACACAGGGTTTGACGTACACGCCTACACTGCTCAAGTTATCTCTGATGCAGGGCAACCTACGGGTAGGCAGGAAGCTAAGTCACACACCTTTGCTCCACTCTTTGGTGCTACAGGGTATGGACGTAGTAAGGCAGAGGCTGCATACTATGAGCACTTCAATAAGAAGTACAAAGGTATTGCAGCGTGGCACAAGAAGCTAGGTAATGAAGCTATCAGGTTAAACAAGATCACTAACGTCAGTGGTAGGCAGTACGCTTTCCCTGAGGTTACACGTAGGGATAACGGTACACCGTCACACTTTACGATGATCAAGAACTACCCAGTGCAGGGCTTCGCTACAGGTGATGTAGTACCGCTTGTGCTTATTGAACTTGAAGCTAGACTTGAGAAGTTACAATCATGTGTAGTAAATAGTGTACACGATTCTATTGTTGTTGATGTACACCCAGATGAAAAGGAGTATGTGCTTGCTACTATCGACACATTAAACATGGACTTAGACAGATTGATTGAAGAAGCCTACGATATAAAGATGAACGTGCCTCTACTTTTAGAGGCCAAGATAGGCCCGAATTGGCTTGACACGAAGGACGTTTAGTGGTATAACTTAGGCTCTTGACTTTTTTGTAATAGCGTTGAAAGGATAACGTAATAATGAACGCAAATGTAGTACCTTT